CTTCGTCGCTGCCTAAGACCTGAGCGGATCACCGCCCTTACCGGGCGGTGATCGCTCGTTCGGTCGCAAGGCCAGGAGAACTGCCGTGGAAATGAAAGCCCTTCGCACGAGCGTCGATGGCCTGACGATGACGCATGCCGGCGCTGAGTTCGAGTGCTCGGACGTTCGTGGGCGCGAGCTGGTCAGGCGCGGGATTGCCGAGGAACGCAAACCCGACGACAAGGCAGCGCCAGCGCCAGCCAACAAGGCGGATCCGGCGCCATCGAACAAGGCGCGCGGCAAGCCCGCGCTGGCGGGCTGAGCCGTGGGTGCGCCTGTTGTCGTCATCCCGCCGGCTGCCGAGCCGATCACGCTGGCGCAGGCGCGCGTGTTCCTGCGCCTGGACGTGCCCGGCTACGCGGGCGACGCCTCGCAGGACGACCTGATCGAGTCGTGGATCCGCGCTGCCCGGCAGTGGATTGAACGTAGCATCGACCGATGCATCGGCGTGCAGACCCTGGTGCTGACGCTGGACGGCTTCACCCCGAGCGCCTCGTCGATGGCCCGGTGGCAGGTGCCGATCGAACTGCCCAACGGCCCGGTTCGCTCGATCACGAGCATCGAATACCTCGACAACGAATCCCCCCTGGACGACCCGTTCGTCCTGTTCCCTTCATCGTCGTACCGGCTCACGAGCGGGGATCCGCAGTACGCGGTGCTGCGTGGCGGGTTCGCCTGGCCGTTCACGGTCCCCGGTGCCGAGTGCGTGCGCATCACCTACCTGGCCGGCTACGGATTCGGTCCCGACAACACGGTGCATTGGCTGGGCGAAGACGTGATTGCGGCGCTTCGCATGCTGCTGGCGCACTTCTATTTCAACCGCTCGGCAACGACTGCCGCCACGGCAGCGCAGGAGCTGCCGCTTGGCGTCAAGGCCTTGCTGTGGCCCAACCGCGCAAGCGTCGGGATCTGACATGACGATCAACCTCAAGACCGGCACCGCCGCTGCGGTGCCAGCATCGGCGGGGGACATCGCTGAGCTGCGCGCGGATCTGGGCCTGGGCAACGTCGACAACACCAGCGACATCAACAAGCCGGTGAGCGCAGCGACGGCGGCGGCCATCGCTGCGGCCATCGCGGGCATTGGTGGGACGCCAGTCGTTACCCGCGCCATCAGCTCGTTCTCGCCCGCGTCTGGCCCGGTGGGCACGGTCGTCACCTTCTACGGAACCGGCCTGGCTGGCTGCACCTCCGCCTTGATGGGCGCCAGTGCGACGCCTGCGGCGGTGACGGTGGTGAGCGCGACGCAGGTGAGCGTGGTCATTCCAGCGGGCATGACCTCGGGACCGTGCGTCTTCATCAACGCCCCGAACGCCAACATCGTGACGGTGACGGCCTTTGCCGTGGGCGCGTTGCCTGTGGCGACGGGGTTCGTGGTGACGGCGGGCAAGGTCTACAACGGTGCGGGCGAGCACGTGCAGATCCGTGGGATCAGCCACTACGGTTTCAACGCCGACATCCTGTGTCCGCAGTACCTCTGGCAGATGGACTGGAAGGCCCAGCTCGCGCAGATCGCGTCGCTGGGCTTCAACGCGGTTCGCTGTCCGTTCACGCCTGACACCCTCTACAACACGGGTGCCATCGACTCGTGGACGTTCCTGAGCGGCGGCGCGGGGAACGACCTGTGGGCCGGCCTGACGCCGCTGCAAGCGCTGGACCTGTGGATGGCTGAGGCTGACCGACTGGGCCTGCACATCCTGCTCGACTTCCACAGCGTGACCAACGACGGGCAGTACCAGACGTGGTTCATCGACAACCCGGCGGACTACCACTACATGTACAACGGCCTGGCCTATTCGCAGGCCGACTGGATCCGCGATCTGGTGTTCGTGGCGAACCGCTACCGCGCGCTGCCCCACTTCATGGCGATCGACGTCAACAACGAGCCCAACGGCGTGGTGCGCTGGGACGTTGGTGATGCGCTCATGACCGAGGCGAAGTACTACTGGCGCCCGGCCGTCAATGCGGCGGCGGCGGCCATCCTCGCCTCCAACCCGAACCTGCTGATCTTCGTGCAGGGGTCGGTCGAGAACTTCAACGGCACGGACGTTGAAGGCATCGGCATCAACTGGGGCGAGAACTTCCAGGGCCAGCGCCTGCAACCTCTTGGCATTGCGGCAAACAAGCTGGTGCTGTCGCCTCACACCTACGGGCCGGACGTGTCGGTGAAGGCGTCATTCAGCGCCCCGAACTTTCCGGCCAACCTGGCGGCGGACTGGGAAACCCTGTTCGGTCAGTTCTACCCGGCCCACGCGGTGATCATCGGCGAGTGGGGCGGCAAGTACGGTGCAGGCACCGGCGGCGCGGCCGACAAGACCTGGCAGGACGCGCTCGTGACCTGGCTGCTGAGCAAGGGGATCTCGGACTCGTTCTACTGGTGCTACACGCCAAACAGCGGCGACACGGGCGGCATCCTCGATGACGCGCTGGCCGTCATCCCGGCCAAGATGACGATGCTGCATCGTCTGTGGGGCGTGTAGTGGTCGCGCCCTTCAATCCCGGGCGCATGACCGATGTCGTGCAGTTGCTTGCGCCGACCACGGTCGAAGATCCCTTCGGGCAGCACCCGGGCTGGGCCATGCAGTTTGCCTGTGCGGCCCAGGTCGAACCCCTGAGGGGGCGCGAGTTCTTCGCTGCCGGCGCGAGCCAGAGCGTGGCCAGCCTGCGCGTGACCGTCCACTACCGCCCTGAGATCAAGGGAACCTGGCGGTTGCGTTGGATGGGGGCGCTGTTCGAGCTGGTCGCGGATCCGATCGACCCCGAGGCTACGCATGAACGACTTGAGCTGATGTGTGGCGGTGTGGCCGGCGTGCCGGTGGGCGGTGAGCTGCCGTGAAGATCGACCTCACCGTCTCCGGCCTTCCCGAACTGATGGCAGCGCTGGCGAGCATCCCGACCAAGTTGCGGCGCAGGGCGCTGCGCAATGCCCTGGCCGCTGGCGCGCGGATCGTGCGTGATGCGGCGCGGATGAACCGGCGCAGCACGGGCGCGGGCTCGCCGATCACTGGCAACGCTGTGCGGCGCTACACGCGCGGATCGGTGGCCAAGGCGATCAGCGTGCGCACGTCCAAGCTCGCCACGCGGGCTGGCGATGTGGGCGTGTTCGTCAACGTGCGGCCGATCAAGAAGGGCGCAGGACGCTCCAACCCCAACGACCCGTTCTATTGGCGGTTCCTCGAATTTGGCACCCGGTTCATGGCTGCGCGGCCCTTCCTCACGCCGGCCGGTGGCCGCCTGGCGGACTCGCTGCACAAGTTCGAGGAAGTGCTGGGTCCGCAGATCCAACGCCTGGACACCAACCCGAAAGACCCGCTGTGAGCGAGCAAACGGCCCGTCAGGGCTTCAAGCAGGCCTCGATCGACGCGGTGGTGATCCGGGCTGACGGCACGCGGGTCGACCTCGGGACCATCGCTTACTACCACCGCAACCCGCTGCGCCGCTGGGCGTGGTCCCTTCGCAAGCTCGGGCGCCGAATGGTGCTGCGGGCGGGCTCGTTTTTCCACTGACAAAGGAGCCACATCATGGCCTTCGGAACCGCAACGGTCATCACCACGGTCGGCAAGAGCATCGCTGCAAAGCGGCTCATCGGCGCAACGCCCGCGCAACTGGAACCCAACTACGTCGGCCTGGGCACTGGCGCCACGGCGGCGGCGCGTACGGCTGTCGTCGCGGACGTTGCGCTGAGCGTGGCGGCAGAAGCACGCGTAGCGGGCGCCAGCACCAACGTCACCACGACCACGGCCAACGACACCTATCAGGTGGTGTCGACCATCCCGATCACCGCCACGCGCGCGATCGACGAAGCGGGCATGTTCGATGCCCTGGTGGCAGGGCAGATGTTCATGTCGGGCACGTTCCCGGTGATCAACCTGGCGGCGGGCGACTCGTTGCAGCTCACCTGCAAAGCCCAGTTCACCTGAGCCAGGCAGGGACTACTCGTGATCTCGGTCGGCCTGCACAACGGCAAACAGTCGGCGGACGGCGCGGCGTCGCTGTCAAGCAACGCGCTG